CTCATAATTGCTACCTTCAAACAAAACACTCAAAGCTTGTTCTTGAGCTACTTCAATAGACTGTTTGTAAGTTAACTGCATATGCAAGGCTAGTTCTTCTTTTGATTCTGGAAGTTCAATTTCTGTTTGTCTAGTATCAACACCTAGTTTAAGATTTTCTTGATCTGACTGCCTTGATTCCATATCATTTAAAACAGCATCCATAAAGCTTGTTCTTTTAGCTACTCCGTACGGGTCTTGTGAATAAGCTTTTATATCGTAAGTTCTTTCTGCAATACCGTTTACAACTATATCTACAAACTTAGGTATAATAGGTACTGGTTTCCAGTCTAAATTAAGATAGGACAAATCACCGTTTATAGATAACTCGTCCTTATATTTTTGTATTGATTGCTCACCTCTTGCGTACAATCTTAGTTTATGAAAA